CGTATTTACTTTATAAGTTCCTCTAGGAAAATATATCTTACCGCCTGATTGACCTGAAGGGCCTGTAGCCCCGCTACAAGAATCAATAGCTGCTTGAATTGCGGCTGAACTGTCTGCAACGCCCGTAGAATCAGCACCGAAGTCTAATACGCTTACTGTTTCAGCAAGTTTAAGATTGATTGGTCGATTAACTGCACCTGTTGAGCCTTGATCGTATTTTGGTATTAAGGTTGACATACTAAATCCTTTATTTAATTATTTTACGCAGTAATTATACAAAATATGTGCTTGATATATAAATTGTTTTTCCTGCAAGTGCAGTCCAAAGAATTACCGTAGTAGTGCCTTTAATATATACATCAATTCTTCCGCCAGACCCAGTAGAGACTAGCCCCACTAAATTAAGTCCACTATTATCTTGCATAGATGCAACATATCCTGATGCCCCTGGCGCAAAAGGAAGCCCTGCAATTAAAACGCCTGCGCCAGTCCCTGCGCTTGTACAAGTAATGTTACAAAAAACTGAAACTTGTCTGCCTATTTTAGTATAGGTCGCCGTAGTTATTGTAAGTACAGCCCCACCACCTGATGTATCAAAAGGCGTCCAAGTGCCTTCTTCATAATCATCTAACGTATTAGGGTCTGTAGAAGCAGACTGTGTAGCAGGAAACGTAATGCCTGCGCCTGATGTACTTGGTGTTGCTGCGCCCACGCTTACTGTTGTGCCGAACTTACCTGTACCAGTCACGCTTAAGTTAGTAGCGCCTGGGTCTGTGGTATTACCTATTGAAATACCACCTGAAGCAAAAATAGTAAATCTTGTTGCTGAGGCTGTAGCATCAAAGATAGAAAATCCACTTTGAAGTAAACCATTTACGCCTGAAACTATATCATAAATACGCCCTGATGTATTGTCTATACGAATACGGGCCTGATTTTGATCTGAATTAGATACGCTAAATGTTTTAACGGGTGTAACAGTACCAATACCCAATCTGTTATTTGTATTGTCCCAAAAAAAGTTTGCATTTTTTTGGCTGTAAACACCTGATGCGCCTGCAAACACTACGGATCCTGCTGTAAACGCTGTAGTTGATCCTGTTCCGCCATTGGCTACAGGTAATGCAGTACCTGATAGCGTAATGGCTAACGTACCGCTAGTGGTAATAGGACTGCCTGATATAGATAAGAACGATGGGACTGTAGCCGCAACGCTTGTGACTGTACCGCCAGTGCCTGTCGCATTAATCGTAATAGCCGCAGAGCCATTGTAAGTTGTGCCAGTGCTGAATGTCACACCAGTACCAGCCGTTAAGTTAAACAAGTTACCACCAAGCGCTACGCCTGATATGGTGCTGTTAGTTAACTGGCTATTGCCAATGCCTGATAATGTACCGCCAAGCGTTAAACTGCCTGATGATGTCACGGTGCCAGTCAATGTAATGCCGTTAACTGAGCCTGTACCTGATACGCTAGTAACATACGCCAATGCAGGGACATCTGCTGCAACCATAGCCCTAAATGTTGGAGCGCCAGCAGAACCATTAGGCGCTGCTAAAAAGAAGTTAGCTGTTTTAGATGCGTAAGGGTTTAACGTGTCACCATAAGCGGTAGCCAAACTAATTGCAGGTGTAGTGCCTCCGCTAGATACGACAGGGCTTGTACCTGTTACGCTTGTGACTGTACCGCCTGAACCTGTGGCAGACAACGTGCCACCAGCAAAAGACACGCCAGTGCCTATCGTAACATTGCTAAACCCACCTGCACCGTTACCATAAAGAATGGACGTGCCTGATGTGGCAGGTGCGTAGTCTGTACCTGAACTTGCTGCACTAATAGCCGTACCGTTACCTTTTAATAACCCTGTGATGGTCGTAGACAGCGTAATGGCTGGTGTTGTTGTAGCTGTGGCCACAGTGCCAGCAAGTCCATTAGCAGAGACGACAGATACGCTTGTGACCGTGCCTAGTGGGTTGCTAGACCATTGGAACGCAGTGCCTGACCATTCTAAGTAAGTGTTTGATACCGTAGGCGCTACAATAAAACCTGTCGTGTCTGTTGCTGTTTGATACGCAATACGATTAGCCGCGCCGCCTACAAGGTTAGTTGCCTTGCCTATTGTTATTGTGGCTGGGTTAGTCCATTGTGGCGCTGTGCCGCTAGACGTATTAATAAAGGTGCTGGCACCTATGGCTAGTTTGGTTAGCGCAGTGCCTGACGCATAGTAAAGCGTATCGCCAGCCGTGTAGCTTGTTAAGCCTGTGCCGCCATAAGGCGTAGTGATTGCCGTTGCGTTCCATGTGCCTACGGTCAATGTTCCGACGCCTGTAATGCCTGTATATGACCCTGATATACGTGCTGACGCTATGGTGCCGCTAACAATCTGACTGGCATCAATAGCTATAGGTACATTTGTTATTGCCGTTATACTGCCAAAGTCATCCACTGTTATCTGTGGCACTGCGGTTGCAGATCCGTAAGTGCCTGGCGTAACGCTACCCGTGGCAGCGTAAGCTATCGTGTATAGGTTGTTAAAGAACCTAAACCATTCGTTCGATACAATGCCTGTCTGTGGATCGACAATGGTAACGCGTGGGGCAGGGATGCGGGTATAGTTAAGCATTAGTTCCGCTGATAAGTAACTCAGCGCCCATGATAGCTATTTTAACTGGGTCAGTGCCTGACACCTCGTAGACGCGGTCACGTAGCTTTTGTGTCATGCCAAGACGACGCCAAATAGTACGATAGCCGTATTGACCTATCGCACCCATAGACTTCCAATGTTCATTAGACCAAGTGTGACCGCCATCGTCAGACCAACGTAGCATGGCCTGTGGGTCGTTACCTTGACCTACAACAAGCCCAACGCCTGACTCAGACTCTAGTTGCAGACTGTGTTGCGCTGTGCGTCGTAAGTTGTTCTGACCGCTAGGTAGCGCTCTCCATGAGCGTAGCCACTTCTGTGTTGCGCCGTTATCGGCATAAACGTCTAGGTCAAACTTGTAGATGTTGCCATTTTGGTAGTCGCCTACAAGTGTTGTGGATTGGAAGTTGCACTGACAATTTGAACGGTGACGTGTAAACTCACCGTTAGTTAAGTAAGCACGTTCATGCCACGCGCCAGTAGCGACATCGTATACCCATGTGGCATTGCCAGTAGGGAACGATATAACGTAGAACGCATGACCTTCTTGTTGGTATGTGTAAGCCACAGCGTCGGATATGTCGGTGTAACCTTGTACAGCGTATTCGATAGCGTGTGTTGACACGCGTTGTGCAGCGTAGCCGTTAGACCTGTAAATAACACCGAAGCCCCGTGGGTCGTTGCCTAACCAAAACAATGAGTTATCTAGCTTTGCTACAGAATAAGGTGCGATACAGCCTGTCTCGTTAAACGCACCTTGGATAGGTATCAACGGGAAGTCGGTAGCACCGGAGTCATACCAAACCTCTGTTGTGTCCGTACCGAATACCCATAGCTCACGGTGGATAGAGTTAACGGCTACAACGCCGTCAGGTGAACCCTCAGCACTAGCAAAGTCTAGCGGATCGACAGATGTACCGTCTAATAGCTGTGTAATCCATATCTTTTGGCTGTCAGGCTCGTTGTATACAAAGTATCCGTCAAGATACGTAACAGTGCCTGCGCCAGTAAAGTCAGGGTCAGTTATTTCAGCAAATACGTTAGTGACTTCATTGTATATGTAACCTTTAGGATTAGCGGCGATAAAGATTTGTATACCGTTATCAGCAAACGTAACGGGGCCTGACCCTGCAACATCGCCTAATTTTACATAGGTATAGTTAGGGTATATTTTATAGAACTCAGTGCCGGACACACAATACGCATCGGCGCCGTTTGTTTGATGCGCCCAAAGCCCACGAATGGGGCCTGAGCCAATCGTTACTAATTTGTCTAGCCCAGGCGCACGATTAAGATAGCCTATCTCAAGACCGTTTTCAGGTGTTTGTTCCGGAAACAAGTTAACCATGCGGTTGTCCGCGGCGTTAATTGACCTAGCTACATAAGATTGACCTAAGATTGGCGTTTTCATTAGTTACTCGCTACGATAACCCAGTTTGTACCATTGCTTTGTAAAAGCGCAAATTTACCCGCAGTTGCCGCAAGGATAGCTGTACCGGCTGCACCGCCAGCAATAGGCACCACGTTAGCCGATGCTGAAACTACAGTACCTGCAAATTGCGTAACGACATGAAGTAGTCTGCCAGTAAAACTAGCAGGCGCAGGAAGCGTATAAGTTGACGCAGCCGTAGTCTGAATAATTGTATAATCTGTCGCTAATACAGTATAGGTAGCGTTTGCATTAGTTACAACACTAGTTGCCAACGTAGTAAACTTACCGGTGCTTGCCGTAGTTGCGCCAATTGGAACGCCATCTATTGTTCCTGTACCGCTACCAGTAACAACAGGGTTGGTAATTGTAGGCGCTGTACCAAACACTAACGCGCCGGTACCAGTTTCATCTGTAACAGCCGCAAGTAGATTAGCAGACGATGGCGTAGCTAAGAACGTCGCAACGCCTGTACCTAATCCGCTAATGCCTGTAGCCACTGGTAAGCCAGTAGCGTTAGCTAGTGTGATTGTAGGCCCTGTAGCGAATACTAATGCGCCTGTACCTGTTTCATCGGTTACAGCGGTTCGCAGATTGGCGCTAGAAGGAGTTGAAAGGAACGTGGCAATACCTGAGCCTAGGCCTGAAACACCGGAGGAGATAGGTAAGTTGGTACAGTTAGTTAACGTACCTGAGATTGGCGTCCCTAATGCTGGCGCTGATAACGACACATTAGTAAAGAAGTTAGCGATTGAAATTTGTTTCGTTACGCCACTTTGAACAAAAGGTAACACATCGGCATTTGTAGTCGAGGTGGTTGATGGTAGTTCTGTAATGGTTACATTAGCCATGATAGTCCTTAGTAGTTACCAGCAAAGATATTATAGCGTTGACGAGTGCCTACAATACTGTACGGCAAGCTCATAATATCGTCAGGGTTATTGATGCGTTTCAAGTTACGTTTAGATGCCATTGCAATGCGTGACACGGTAGGTGACGGCTCTACGCCAAACTCAGGCGCTATCTCACAAGCTAGGTTGTATTTAAACGCGCGTAAATAGCCTGGAGGGAAATGCAAATTAGTTGCCAAGGTAGCAGGCTGGGTTAATTCTTCTACGGATACAAAGTGCCACTCTAAAACTTTTGTAGGCTTAGGATAGACATACATTTCAACGTCAGGGTAAGTCATGTTTACCCATATGACTTGTGGGTAGGTAGACGTTACTGTTTTAACCGCAATACCATTGTATTGTTGTTGGTTAATAAACTTAATGCCAAAAGAGATTCCGTTTGACGGATCTCTAAAATATGTGGAGTCATCAAATAATATAGGGCGGTTGCCTACAAAGTCACCGGTAGGGCCTAGTGTTCTTGACAATACATTAGGTGG